TGCATGGGTGCGAGATTTGCGCAAGCATAACCGGGAACTCACGAAGCGCCTAAAGGAACTGGAAGCCAAGGAACGGCAGCAGCCGGTGCAAACCGCATTGCCGCCTAAGCCAACGCTTGAAAGTTGCGATTATGACGCAGACGAGTTTGAGCGCCAGTTGGACGGCTGGAAGGACGCTAAACGCAACGCCGATGACGCGGAAGCCTCTGCACGCAAGCAGCAGGAACAAGCGGAGCAAGCCTGGCAGTCGCGGCTTTCAACCTACACTGAGCGCAAGCAGGCATTGCCGGCTGATGACGTAGACGATGCGGAACAAAACGTCCGTGAATTGTTTGGCGACATGCGTTGGGCAATCCTAGTGGATGGTGCAGACGATCCCGCGATGCTGGTTTATGCGTTGGGCAAATACCCGGAACGGGCCAAGGAACTGGCCAAGATTGAAAGCCTCGCGCAATTCACCTTTAAGGCGGCTAAACTAGAAAGCGAATTGAAGGTGACGAAGCGCAAATCAACCGTTGCCCCTGAGAAGCCAATGACCGGCACTGCGCCAGTTGGCGTTGCAGGGGCTGATGCAGCACTTGATCGGCTGCGGGCTGATGCCGAAAAGACGGGCGATTACAGTAAGGTGATTGCCTACCGTCGGCAAAAGCGCGCAGCATAACCCAACGAAGGAATGAAGAATGGTTAATAGCTTTTCCAAGGAGGAGCGGGTTGCATTCGAGCAGATGCTCGAAGGCTTCACCGATGGCCTCATCATGTCGCGCAACGTCAACACCTACGGCACCAATGGCCAGTTGATGGAACGCACCAACGACACCATCTGGCGTCCGCAGCCGTATATCGGCCTGCTGCAAGATCGTGTTGTCGGCACTCCGGTGGTTGCCCGCAACCGCGTGCAGTTGGCTGTGCCGTCGCGCCTAGGCTTCCGTAAGAACGACACGTTCGAACTGGACGCTGAAGAAATGCGTGATGCGTTGCAGGAAGGCCGCCTGGCTGAAAGCTCTGCTTTCAAGCTGGCTAGCGCCATCAACAGCGCCGTCCTTGACGTTGCTACGCAGCAGGCCACGCTCGTCGTGACCCGCACGACCGCCGCTGGTTCCTATGATGACGTTGCCCTGTGCGACACCATCATGAACGAGCAGGGTGTGCAGCAGGATCAGCGTTATCTGGCGCTGAACACCCGCGATTACAACGGCATGGCTGGCAACCTCGCTGGCCGTCAGAATCTTGTCGCTGGCAAGACCCTGACCGCTTACGAGCGCGCTCAGGTCGGCATGGTGGCAAGCTTCGACACCTACAAGCTGGACGTGGGCCGTCGTATTGCGGCTGCTGCCGGTGGCGGTTCGATCACTGTTGATACCCGCACCTCGGCTGCTCAGTATTGGGTGCCGAAGGCGACCTCGACGGCTTCGACCGGCGAAGTTGGCAACGTCGATAACCGTTATCAGACCATCACCCTGTCGAGCAACACCAACGTCCGCGCTGGCGATTGCTTTACTGTCGGTGGCATTGAAGCGGTGCATCAGATCACGAAGGAAGGCACGGGCCAGCCCAAGACCTACCGCGTCATCAGCGTTGGCACTTCCAACACGGTTGTCATCAGCCCGCCGATCATCAGCGCGCAGGGTGGCACTGACGCAGAAAACGAGTACAAGAACTGCATCGTTACCCCGTCTGCGTCTGCTCCGGTTACGTTCTTGAACGTTGACGCAACGGGCTACAACGTGTTCTGGCGCAAGCCGGCCATCGAACTGCTTCCGGGCCGCTATGCGGTTCCCGGCGATCAGGGTGTCGCTGTGATGCGCGCCTCGACCGATCAGGGCATCGAAGTGGTCATGAGCAAGCGGTTCGACAACTCAACCTTCAAGACGTTCTACACGGTAGACGTTCTGTTCGGTGTGGTGATGACGGCTCCTGAAATGGCCGGCGTCCTGTTGTTCAACCAAGTCCCGTAATCGGAAACTGGGGGAGGGCTTAGGCTCTCCCCCAATTGCATAAGGATTCCCTATGTCGAATATCGTCCCCTGGAGCGGTTCGCCGCTTATCGCGGTTGCCGCGTCCAACCGCATCGCTTGCTACAGCGACGGCAACTATAGCGTGGTTCGCCAGCGCGATTACGCCAATGCCGTGGCGACCGAAGAAGTGCTCTTCACTGGTCGCGGTGCATTCACCTCTGCGGTGTTCACTGCTGCTTCCACCATCAGCCTGGTTGGCGGCGATGCCAGCCCGTTGTTGTACAGCGTTGGCACTGATGCCTTTATCACTGAGCGTAACCTTGTTTCGCAGGGTGATCCAGGCACGTTGAACGCTACCGGCACGCTGACGGATGCCCTCATCACTGGCGGCCTCGTCACGTCTACCACCGCCGCTGCTGTGGTTGCCACGCTTGATACCGGCGCGGTCATGGATGCTGCTGGTTCGTTTGCGATCAATGATGCGTTCTTCTGGAGCGTGATCAACACCGGCGCAACAAACGCCTTCACCGTGACTGCCGCTGCATCGGGCCATACCGTTGTTGGCGCTGGCGCTGTGGCAGCCGGCACCAGCGGGCGCTTCATGACCCGCAAGACCGCTGCGAATACGTTCGTTTCGTATCGCATCTAATGGGGATGGGGGCGGCGTTGGAAGTGCGCCGCCCTTAACCCGTAAAGGGAATTTGGTATGCCGTTGAAACAGGGCTACAGTGCCAAGACCGTATCGAAGAACATTCGTTCCGAGATGAAGTCGGGCAAGCCGCAAAAGCAGGCAGTTGCCATTGCGCTGTCAACGGCGGAACGGGCCAAGAAGAAGAAGGGTAAGTAACATGCCGATGGTCAACGGAAAGAAATACGGTTACGATGCTAAGGGCATGGCGGCTGCTAAAAAGGCGGCTGTGAAGTCCGGTAAGCCCATGAAGATGACCAAGAAGCCGAAGTGAAAAAAGACTCCCGCCTCGAACGTGCTGGCGTTTCGGGCTATAACAAGCCCAAACGCACGCCGGGCCACCCGACTAAATCTCATGTCGTGGTGGCCAAGGAGGGGGACAAGGTTAAGACGATCCGTTTCGGTGAGCAAGGCGCTAAAACCGCAGGCAAGCCGAAAGCGGGCGAGAGCGAGGCAATGAAGGACAAGCGGGCCAGCTTCAAGGCGCGGCACGGTGCCAACATTGCCAAGGGCAAGATGAGCGCAGCTTTCTGGGCGGATAAGGTGAAATGGTGAAGAAACCGAAGCCTGTATGGGATCGACCGGCACCCAAGGGAAAGCCGGATAAGCTGTCACCCAAGCAGAAGGCCAGCGCGAAAGCGATGGCGAAAGCTGCTGGCCGACCTTATCCTAATCTGGTGGACAACATGCGCGCAGGGAAGAAGAAATAATGGAGTTCCCGAATCTTGTGTATCGCAAGCACGCCAATGGCACGATGACGTTGCCGGGGATCGGTGCGGTGCGTTATGCCGGTGTGGCCAACGAAGCAGAACTAGCCGCGCACGTTGAGGCGGGCTGGTTCGCTTGGCCGGTAGACGATAACGCACCGCCGACCCGCGCCGAACTGGTGCAGAAGGCCAAGGAACTCGGCCTGGAGTTCCATCACAAGACTGGCGATGCCAAGCTGGCCGCCATGATTGCAGAGGCTCTTGGCTAATGGGCTACTCCCGCCGCCAGTTTATCAACGCAGCCTTCGAGGAAATCGGGCTGGCTGATTACGTGTTCGACGTGCCACCGGAGGGGTTGCAGGGCGCGGCGCGGCGTTTGGATTCCATGCTGCTGGATTGGAACGCACGCGGCATCCGGCTTGGCCCGAATATCAGCGGCAGCATTGCCGTTGCTGATCTCGATACAAACATGGGTGTGCCGGATAGTGCCAACGAGGCGATCATCACCGGCTTGGCCATCAAGATTGCGCCCAGCTATGGCAAGCAAGTGTCTGGCAACACGCTAACGGCTGCGCGCTTTGGGTTTAACACGCTGCTTGGCCGCGCTGCTATGCCGCCAGAACAGCGTTACTCGCCTGGCCTGCCTGCGGGCCAAGGCAACAAGCCTTGGGTGTACGGTGACGAGGGACTGCCGCAGGGTGAGTATCCGCTGGACGTTGGGCCTGATGGCAATTTGGAGTTTTAATCGTGACTACTATTAACAAACTCCCATTGCTTCCTAATCTTTTGAACGGCGACCTGTTTGTCGTGTGGTCGATTGAAAACGGCGATAGCCGGCGGGTGCCTTACAGCACGATTAAGGCTGACATTCTAACATTAACCGACCTTCCCGCAGCCACACTTCCCCTGGCTGGCATTGAGGAAATTCAGGTCGTGCAGGCTGGTGTCGGCAAGCGCACGGCGATCAACAATATTCTGAACGCAAACATCATACCGTACATTTCTAATGGCCTCGGCTCAGTTTCTGAGCCGTCTTACACCTTCGCCGGTGATCTCAACACTGGGATGTGGTCACCCGCCGCTGATACGCTTGCTTTCAGCAAAGGCGGCACAGAGGCTATGCGTATAACCAGCGCAGGCAATGTCGGGATCGGGACGAATAACCCCGGTGCAAGGCTAGATGTGGCTGGCGGCAGCGTTCGAATTGCCAACAACCAAAGCTTGTCGTTTCTCAACGCAGCAGGCGCTGCCACTGCCAACCTAACGCTTCAAAGCGACAACAACTTCGTTGCCTCTAACGCCGCAGGCACACCAATTTTTAGCTTCACCCAAGCCGCAAGCCCTCTCGCAATTTACGGGGCTAACGCCAATAACCGCATGAGTTTTGACGCTGGCTCTAATGCGGTTTTTTGGGCAACCAATGGCTCAGAGCGGATGCGTATCGACGCTACAGGCAACGTCGGGATTGGGACGAGCAGCCCGATTGCAAAGCTAGATGTGTTTGGTACGTCACTGACGCGGACAAACACCGCTGCTGGTGACTCGCCGCTTGTTGTTAGAAATGACAACGCCGCTAACAACACTACCAAAAGCACGGGCCTTCTTCTTCAAGGCACAGACACGACTGGCGTTGGTAAAAATGCCGGCCTCGTTCAGTGCGGGCCGCTTGATGCCAACTACGTGACCACATACCTGTCTTTCTTTACGCGCACTGCCGATGTTCTTGCTGAAAAAATGCGTATTGACAACACAGGCAGCGTTGGAATCGGGACAAGCAGCCCAGACGTCTCCGCCCTACTGGATGTTTCATCAACTACAAAAGGCTTTCTGCCGCCGCGTATGTCTACCGCGCAGCGCGACGCTATCGGTGGTGCAACGCAAGAAGGTCTGATTATATACAACGTTACGACCGACAAGTTGCAAGTGTTCGCCGCCGGCGCGTGGGTCAACCTTCACTAAGGGAACTAAATCATGATTACCAACACTTGGGCCGTTGTCCAGATGGACGCTTACCCTGAACGTGACGGCAAGACCGATGTGGTCTTCACCGTCCACTGGACGCTGACCGGCACGGATGGCACCCACACCGGCAGCGCATATGGTTCTGTCGGTGTAACGGTTGACCCCGATGCGCCGTTCACGCCCTACGATGATCTGACGCAAGATCAGGTGGTTGGCTGGGTCAAAAACGCGCTGGGTAATGAACCGGTCGCCGCCTACGAAGCCAATGTTGCTCAACAGATCGCTGGGCAGATCAACCCGCCTGTCGTAAGCCCGCCGCTGCCCTGGATCGCATAACCGGTATGAAGTCGCCCATCCTCGGCTCAAGCTATGTCGCCCGCAGCATCAACGCTGCGGACGCGCGCATGGTCAATCTCTTTCCAGAGGTTGTGCCAGAGGGTGGGCAGATGCCTGCGTTTCTTAATCGTGCGCCTGGGCTAAAGT